CTTTACATTCAAGCTGAAGTTCATCGTGGATGAACGCCAACTGATGAGCTTGTATGTCACAACGAATGATGCACTCATGGGTGAGAAGCATCCAACGTTTTGCAATGACTGCGGCTGAGCCCTGAAGTAAATAGTTCAGAGCTTTGTGAGAGCCATCACAAGCAATGCGGCGACCGTCAATAGCACTGATCGCACCTTTCCTTTCCGCCTTACGCTTAACCGCCTCAACCAATTCCTGCAATCCTGGAATTGCATCCATGTATGCCTTACGTATCTCCTTACCCTTTTTACTCGCAGCGGTTGTGGATAACTGAGGGTCATATGAAAGTCCGATTTTTTGATTACCTGCTCCGTAGAGAAAGGCGTAGGTAACCGTCTTAACTAATCGACGACTGATGCCTATCTTGTCAGCATTCTCCTGGTGAATGTCACCGTTAAGAAGTACATCTGCATATCGTCCTTTGTCGTATCTTGCTAAGTAATGAGCCAGCATACGCAGTTCAATACCTGCAAGGTCAGCACCTACCATGCACATACCGGGGCTAGCACAGAAGAGTTTCCTGAACTCAGCCTCGCTTGGCACTTGAGCTAGATTTGGTTTTCGATGAGCACATCGAAAGGTGTTGGTAGCAGTTTCACAGTTGTGATGTATTCGATTGTTTCGTACTAACTTCAGCCAGGCGTTGACTCCTTCCGTGAGCATCCCTAACTTTTTAGTTAGATCCAAACATCGGTAGAACTCCAATGCCATTGGCGTACCAATGTCATGTAGAACTACTTCATCAATGCTTGGTTTTCCCTTTTCTGTAAACTCAGTAGGCACCCACTTATAAAAAGTCTGCATGACCCACGCAATGTGGTCCCTACTTGATGGGTTAAAATCCTTCAGACGTGTGAAGGTACATCCCTCAACATAGCCAGAGCTGCTGTTATCCCGCTTAGGAGTAAATTCCGCTCCTGCAACGAAAGGATGTCTGTCTCGTAGAGATCTTGTAAGGTTCTCCAATTCGCATCGCAAAGTAGATTCAAGGCGATGCGCTGCTTCTTCGTCAAAGTACCAGCCATAGATTTCTTGGTCGGAAAGGATTTGTGCAACCCTATGCTCTAGTGAGATCCATTCAGGTATGGGACAAAGTGTTTCCATAGTTTCTCTGTTACCTTTACGTCTTGAATCATGTAGTCCTGCATCTCTTGAGACCATTCTTTCCAGTCCGTTGTTTTACCAAACTGACCTTTGTACTCACCTAGACGGTAGCCGTATGCTTCCAAGGAGTGTCGTCCGTGGAGTTGCAAGGGCATGTGTGCCCATTTGTTTTCTTTGTCGAAGGCAAGCATGTCAGGGTGATAGCACCGAGACAAAATCAATGTGTCTATTGCCTTGATTTTTGAATCAAACCAAGGGTAAAGCTTTTTAATGACTGGAATGTCATAGCGAACTATGTTGTGGCCTATGATGCAATCAGCATCCTCAAGAAGTTGTATGCCTTTTGATATGGGCTGTTTAGATCCATTATCATTAAAGACATAACTCTCACCACTGTTGAGATCGGTGACTGCAATGCAGTGGATGCAGGTAACATCATGGTAAAGTCCGTCGGTTTCAATATCAAACACAAGATTCATTTCGGAGACCATACATAGGTCTTGTCTACGAATTGTGCTTTTGCTACAGCCTCAGGTGTAGGTGGTTTAGGAGCTTGCAGTATTTTTCCTGTAGGTAGATGTAAGTAACGTTCACCGTTAGAAGTCGGTGGTAGCGTCGAACTCTTCTTCTGCTTCAGTTTCATTGAATTTACATGTGGACAAGTCGTATGTCAGTTGGCACGCGATGCCAACTTCGCCTGAATAGCGATTTTTAAGGACTCGCACTGTCGTATCACTTCCTCCAGATGTGGCCTGTTGATCTCTTTCAAGCGCGATAACTCCGTCAGAGAGTTGAGCAATAGCTGCGCTTCCCCTGAGCTGCCCCAAAGTGACACGAGCCCCCTCTTCGTGATTTTTGTCATTAGATGTTCGACGTAGGTGCGATACAAGAAACATTGCCACACCTGTCCGCTCAACTAATGAGCGAAGCTTGGTCATGGTGGTGTCGATCATTCGACGTTCATCACCATCAAGCCCACTAAGAAGGATTGAGAGGTGGTCTAAAAAGATGACCCGTGCATCAAGACCTGCTGCCAGGTACTCAATTCGGTTGTAGATAAGATCAGGATCATAAGAACCAAAGCCGTCGAAAAGAAAGAGATTCCAGTTAGCAAGAGTATCCTGATACGCTTGGGTGAGAGTAGATCGGTCATGTTCTCCAAGGTGTAATGATTTACCGACTGCTGAGGACATCAGTCCCAAAGCAGTTCTACGGTTTGATTCCTCAAGAGCCAGATAACCGACCCGTTCTCCTCCTTGAAGAAGAGAAGTCGCAAGCTCCCTGCAGAAAGATGATTTCCCAATACCAGATCCTGCAGTAATTGTGACAAGTTCTCCGTATCGGATACCATGAAGTTTTCTTTGGAGTCCGCTAAATGGGTAATCATGATCAGAGGGTGGTGTAGGTGTGGTTACAAGTTCTAAGAGCGATTTCCCATCAACGATCCCATCTGGACGGTAAGGTTTTGCATTCCAAATAGCCTCACGAATCGCTTGAGAGTCATTGGCAATGAGGGCGTCAGACGCATCTTTGTAATCACCTTGGAGTGATGCAATCGTGCATTTGCCAGGTGGCAATACGCTTGCTGCCTCCTCCGTTGCCTTACGGCCTGCCTCGTCATTGTCGAAGAACAAGACAATCTCCTCATAACCCTGGAGCCAGGGGAGAGCCCGTTGAATCGACTTCTTGGCCGCTGCGGCACCGCTAGGTATAGAGACCATCGGCCACCCCGGCATAGCTTCACAACATGAAGCCGCATCGAGTTCTCCTTCAGTGATAACGACTCGTCTTCCAGAGGTTGGAAACAAATGTTGTCCAAAGAGGGCATCTGTGGTTTGTCCTTCATACCGAAATGTCTTGTCTTTGGTTTTTATTTTGCAGCCTTGAAGTATTCCAGACTCGCTGAAATAATGGAAGCGTAAGACAGTTCCATCTCTGTAGATTTTGTACTTCTCACAAACCTTTTCTGAAATGTTTCTTTTGGGAAGACGTTGGGCGGTCCCTTTGAGTTGTACATGGGGTGACATGTTGTTGTGATTGTGATTTGTGCCGTTACTATCAGTACGGTGATGACATACAAAACAAAAAGTGTGGCCATCGGAATACAACGCATTGCCATCCGATGACCCACAGTTTTCACATGGCAAGTGTCTTACGAACTCGCTGTTTGAGTCGTTCGTACTCATCAACCTGCTCTTTGTGATAGTTCAACCAATCATCTAATGCAATCAGAAAGCCTTTAATAATATTATCTCCATACATAGGATCTTTACCGTCAGCATCTGCAAGGCAGTCACTGAACATATCAGCGTAGAATTGAGGTGTTCCGTACGATTGTTTTAGGTCAGCCATTCGATTGGTATAGAGTGGTAGGTACACCAAGGAAAACCATGTTTGTCGGCCCACTTGGCGTATGTGGATTTGCTGCCTTTGTACAGCTTGTTAAATGGTGCTTGAAAGACAAAGCGAATATCTAACTCTGAATTACTTTTCTTGACTGCGAGCATCTTTCTTCGATCCTCAGTCGTCAGCCTTCCTTTTACTTCTAAGTAAATACCATTTGGTAAAAGAAAGTCTGGGGTGTAATTGCATTGGAGAATGTATGGAACTTTCGTCGATTCATATTCAAACTTTACCTTCAAGCTAGAGAGAAGATCAGCGACCTTCTCTTCTAAGCCTGAGCGATACATCAGAAGTCTTCGTCAGTCTCCTCAGCTGCAGGAGCAGGAGTCACATTGGGATCGTTGGACTTGTACCCTTTGGTTTGGCCAAACAAAGCAGCTACTTCCGTTTGATCTAGATCACCAGTATCAACACCAGCAGAACCATTAAGAGTAACAACCTGCACCCCTACAAGCTTCAAACTTGTACCGTATGTAACTCCGTCTCGCAGGATGTACGGTTTCTGACGGAATGCAAGTTTTACTTTAGAGCCACTGTAGATAGGTGTGTTAACATCAGTAATTGGTGTCCCTTCCGTATCTACGATTGGCGGGCAAGTTTCTTCGTTCCAACTAAACTTGACCTTGTATTGATTGGTTGCTACTTCCTCCCAGGGCTCAGGCTTCAGTGTGCTGCGCTTAGGATTCTTCAGTTTAGATTCTGCCCATTTCAAGGACTCGATTCTATCAGCTTCCAAAATTTCAATCATCTTGCTGTCAACAAGAGCTGCAAGAGAAAAGCCAAATTTAGACGGCTTCATCACAGCTTGATAACCTTCAAGGACAACAGGCTGTTGTGTAACGTGGATAGTTTGTGCCATTAACAGAAAAAGTAGGTGGATTCAATCACTGACTGAGGTTCAAGCGTGTCAATGATTGGTGGTTCAGACTTGGCTCCAATTTGTTGTGCCCAGTCCGTTAAGTAGTCGTGCTCTGCAAACAAGTGCATGTAGGTCTCCCGTACCAAAGTGGACAGGATGCCCATGTCAGTTGCTCTACACAACACTGAGTCGTGGATGAGTGCAATCGGTGCGTTGAAGCGCAACGTAGCTAGATGCAAAAGCGATGCATCAAGACTGTGGATCAGGTTTGGTGCTGTAGCATTCTTGTGATGAGCTAGATCAACCTCATTTTTGTCGCCAACGCTGACCGATACTTTGCACCGTCCAAGCAGCTGTAGCTCAATCTCCTTCACGTCTTTCTTCATCAGCTTCTGATAGACAACAAAGCCAGAAGGAGTTGTCCAAATTAGTTCCTTTGAGCCAGCTTTAATGGCTTGTGCCACCTCCGCTTCAATCCAACGCATCACGGCCATAGGACCAGGAACAACCCTGTTCATGGCTTCTCGTACGGCTGCAACGGTAGCCGTCAGGTCATCCTTATTAATCTCTACTCCCTTCTCTTTCAGAGCATCACGGATGTAACTTCTATTGGAGAAGGGTTTTGCATTGTAAGGGACCGTCATCACTGTTCGTTTCGTGACCTTCCGATCTATGTACGGCTGAATGGATGCTGGTACATGGGGCCTAGCAGCCTCTGCAATGACCTTGTAAGCGTCTTGAGGCCTATCGCTAGGTAAGACGTTGACAAGGGCCGCTGTAGAGGCATCTCGGGCCAATCCAGCAAGGATCTGTAGACCAGAGCAAGTGGCGTCTGTAGCCACCATCAATCCTGTGTGTTGACGGTCGCATTCAATGACGCAGTGATAGTACTCATCACACGCAGCTAGAAATTGCCAGGGCTCCTCGGCTGTTTCCCATTCACTGATGGTCTCTAATGGATCCTGGGCAATCTGACTGATTAACCTGTGATTGTGAGTAACCCACTCCAATCGCTCATCCATTGGAGCTTTGTCAAGGCCATAAGTTGTAGCTACTTGAAAAGCCAGCCATTCCTCTGCCTCTGGAGTCATGTACGACTCGTGATAAAACCTCAATAGGCTTTTGCCAAAATCAGTATCTTGTGGTGTGAGAAAGGCTGGGATTGGATACGCTCTACCCCGATAGTCAAACGACCACGGGATAAAGAACTTATCTCGCTTCTTAAAAACCTCAATCGCATTCATCGTCATCCGTGTACGACACGAACGACGGAAGGCTTGAGCATTGGTGTTCATTACCTCAGCTGCTCGCCTTCGATAGTCTTTGCGGGAATCGTAGTTCTCCGCTATGTCCACTGGTTTGGGTGGCAGGGGCACCTCAACAATCGGGATGAACTTACCAACAGCAATCCCTTTCTCTAGCAAGGTTTCTGCAACCTCAACAATGAATGGGTTTAGTCGGTAAGCCACTTTCTGAATCTTGTTCAGAAATTCGATGGGTGTTTCCCCCTGTATACATGTGGGATTGCCCCGGCGCACCATATCGTGGCCGCGCATCACCTCGTTCAACAGGTAGCCACCAGGACGTTCACTGCTCCAGTCGTTAGGTTCGATCAGCATCGGCCACGCCAACGGGCTGAACAGTTCAGCCGTTGCCATCACCTCATCTTTGATGGCAAGAAACTCTGGGGTCGGAACCACATAGTTCTGGCGTTTGCGACCCTCTTGGCGCATCTCAATGTCAAACCACTGCGATTGTTCGCAGATGCAGTCCAACAACCATCCCCCTAGATGAATGCGGACACGGCGACCCCAACATTTCCATTGCTCTACGTCATAGCGGTGCAACAAGGTGGTGATCACTTTGACTTTCTGAGCCGTACCAATGGAGCGGTGCCAGTAGTTCTCCTTGAGCACATTCAACAGCCCTGGGCAGGTGGCTTCGTAATGCCGCATCAGACACTCGTTCTCAATGGCGTGACCAATAGAGTCCGTAACGTGCTGGACCTGGGATTTCTTGGGGTTGACGCTGAACACCGTGTCAAAGGTGACCTTCGCAGCAATGGCCGCTGCTGCCTCAGGCTCAATCGGTGCCAAGAACTGATGGATCTCCTTGAACAAGGCGCCCACCTTGCGTTCCTGGATGCGGTCGTTGGTGCGTTCAATCCGTTTGCTGACCAACGGGATCAGCGTCTCGACAGAGGACACTCCATAAACCGAGGCACTGGCATAGTCCTTGGCCTCCAACTCACGGGTGTTCTTATGCAGTTTCTGCATCCCTTGCCGGATCTGTTCTCGTTCCAGCTGGACTTGTTCGCTGATCTCAGCGGGTGTTGCCATACGTCAATGTCATTACGATTTGTCACGAGATTGCGTCTCGATTTAACATCTGATCTGTCCCGTAATGGATAGGTAGTCATACCAATGAAAAAGGGGGTGTTGCCCCCCTTTGATGCGCTATGTGGTCAGGTTTTTTAGCCTGATTTTGAGTCGAGTCCGTCTACCAATTCCGGCACGCTCCCACTGGGATTCCAACGATTCCCTTTGCTGAGAATCGGGGGATTGACAGGGATGCTAACAGGTTTTGGTGATTTCTAGATGGACCTAGATAGCGTTCGCACAGTTGACAACAGCAGCATACGTGTTATGGACGTAACGCTCGGTTGTCTTGACGTTGGAGTGACCCATCGTCTGTTTGACATGCATCACCGGTGTCCCCGCAGCAATCTGCCAGGTGCCGTAACTGTGACGTAAACAGTGGAACACATGCGAATGTGTCACCGTCTCGTCCTCATACATCAAGAACTCTCGCACACGATTGAACTCACGGGAGATCCGTTGACGGGAAAACCAATGGTCTCCAAAGATTAAATCGTTTTGCTTAGCTCCATCCAATAAACGTCTTATCATTGGTAACAACCGAGCATTCAAACCAACCTGGCGATAGTTGCTGGTTTTGGTTCGTGTCTCTGGTGTACCACCAACATGGATAAACGGTTGCTCCATACGAAAGTCAAAGTCCCATGCTCGTAGCTTGCGTATCTCACCTTGCCTGAGCCCTGTGTAGGCTGCAAACAAGACAAGATCTGCTAACTCATCTCGACCGTGACGCTTTGCAATGTCACACAGTTGATCGACCTGCTCCTGTGTATACCATTCAGTACGTCCCTCAGGACATTGGTAGCGCAGGATCACAGGCATGTTCTCTAACATGTGATGCCTGAGTAAACACTTGAATGTTGTGCTGATGGTGGAAAGAAAACGGTTCGCACTGCTCTCACTCCATTCATACTCATCCTTGATGGCATCAGTGACATCAAAGATAAACTTAGAATCCATCACACGTAACGGGATACTCTCCCCATCCATGTGCTCTTGCAACTGACGATGGTGACGCCTTGCATTCTCAGCTTGTGTGTTCTGCTCTCGTTTGATTGACCAATTTGGATGGTTCTCACAGGCAAACACAAAGGCTTGATCAAAGTTCTTGATTGTTGCCTTGCTTGGTTTCCTGTCAAGATACGCCTGTAACTTAGTCATACAGAAGTTCTTCGATGAGTTTGACGAGTTGCTCTCCTTTCGGGGAAAGTTTTAAGACTTGTCTGCGTCTGTTTGCTGGGTCTGCCTCCTTGGTAATTAGGTGGAGTCCCGGCTTTTTGAGCCGGTGGTATTTGGAGAGCCAGTCCGTGTTGCGACTTGTTGATGAGGTCTTCATCACAAGGTCTTCTTCCAAGGCTTGTTTGTGACAGTTGTCATGGCTGGCAACGTACAAAAAACACGAGGTCACAGACGCTGGCATCTCCCGGTCAAGTAGGCGGAATGCCTCCATGACCTTGAGCAATCGCTCGATTCTTGGATTGGTTAGGTTCCTTCTGAGTGGGTCCATGTAACCGAAGGCGATAGTCCCACTCTAGACGCAACCTACCGATGTGGACATGTATTGTTCCACTCTCCTTCCAAAAGTCATAAAATGACTCACGATCAATGCCGATGTACATTGCTTGATGTTCAATAACAGCAGGGGTTGTTCGGTTTTAGTACAAGTGTATCATCATGCAGTTGGTCTTGCATCAATCGTAATAGTTCTTCTTGATGCGGATGTTGCAGTAGCTCCTGGTTAAGTTGTGCTAGAAGGCGTTCATATGTGCTTTTATTCATGGCTGGTTTGCACACTTAAATGATGTATCTGTTCGTTGTCACATACCGTGAACTCAATGTCCGGTGTGCGTAACAGTTGTTGGATTTTAGATTGTGCACAACCATGTTTCTGATAGACAAACTCTTTTACTTTGCCAGTCTTTGTATGGGTGACACGTATGATGCAAGCTACCGAAGACGGTAATTCCCAGTTCGCTACTTTCCACGTCATGATTTCTTCAAACGTGTGCTTTTCAAACATATTGTCTGGGGCATCCTTGTAGCTTTGCCAATTATTTGGATAGTAAGATTTACCACTCATCTCTTAGTTTCACGTTCAAAAGTTGATCATCACGTTCCAGGGACAATTCCAAAGCAGACCACGCTGCTTCTTCTGAATTGGGTGCTAGGATATACCTAGAACCAGAACTGAGAACTACTTCATAAACGCAAATACGATTGCGTTCGTTCATACATTGGTCACACTCTCGCGTCGTTTGCGTTGATTTGTAGTCGGCTTGCTTTCTCGATTCTCCTCCTGTTCTTGTAACTCCTTTTCTTCATTGACCAATGTTTGTAGAGCGTCCCTCATCTCAATGTATTGAGGAACCCATTGATGCTTTGGAAAGTGGTACAGCCAACATTCAACTGCGTTTAGCAGTAACCAGTTCTGTGTTTTGGTGTCAGTCATAAAAACAACGGTCAGTGTTGGTGAGAAATCCGATCAAGTCGGTGGATGATGTTAAGGAGCTGCGTCCTTGTGAGTAGACCACGTTGATGGTCTTTGATTGCTTGTTGTTCTAGTGCCACTAAATTAATGGCGTTGAATTTCATTCATAGTCATCAAGGTTAGATACAGGAACTACATCCTGCACCATTTCATTTGGGTGGCATAGGCCGTCTGCCATGCACCAGGCGTCCTTGTAACTGTCGGCGTTGATATACTCCATTGCAGTTGTGTAACTGGTTGGATTCAACCCGAAGCTCACTTGATACAACATGTCTGCTGCGTCCTTGTGTGATTGTGAATAGGTGGGCACAAAAAATACTCCGGGTTGCGCCGGAGTAAGGGTGATTTAATTGCCAATCTTTACCACATCATAGAACTCCTTAGGGTTGCGGTCTTGATAACCATCAAGGGCCTCAAATGCGTCGTCATACTGATCGTAACCGTCAATAATTTCGTTGTTACCTTCAAGGCTCCATTTCACGATTGCGTAGTACATAACTGCTCCGGTGGTTTGGTTGATGTAGTGAATCAATTAGCTTGAATGGCTGCCATTGCTTCCGCCTCTAACTGTTTCACCGCCTCTTCAACGTTCAGCTCGACGCCGTGCCAAAAGGGAGCACGATCGAAAAAGTAAAAGCGGACGCCTTCGGCCAACAGCAGGCTCAGCATCTGGGATCTGCTCCGCAGTTCTGCGTTGCTCACCAGCTGCAAAACCTTGGCTTGGGTTTCTGTGAGTTTCACTGGTCTTTTTGTGGTTGGGTTGATGTAGTGGATAGGTTAGTTCTCAGCTTGCATGTTCAAGTGCGGCAGATTTAAAATCATCAAGCCAATGAACGATTATCATTGCTTCATCATCAGTCAGAGCATCTACAATCTCCTTGTTGAAGATGGCCCTGTTCAATATTTTTAGAAGTGGATTGAACTCGTCAGGATAAACATCGATCTGCAGTGCTGTAGAATGATCAGTCATTTTGTTTGTGTTGAGGTTGAGTATGTGGACAAGTTACCTATAGATTCTGTCAAGCCTCCTGAATAGTTCCTGTTTGGCATCAGCCACTGATTGATAACCATTTGACACTGAATGATCGTGGGTTAACACAAACCAGAAGTGGTCTGATTCACTCAACACTTGCGCGACAACTTGATTGTCGTGATAAATCTGTTCGTGATACATCCCTGAAACATGGGGGATTCGGTTTGATGTAAACATGGTTGGGTGGTGTAGTGGATAGGTTGGCGGAGTGGATAGGTTAGCTAAACTCGACCCATTTGTACATCATCGATAAACTCCGCAAGTACATCCGTGCTGAGGTAATTCATAAGGCGTAAGTATGCGGAAGCATAGCCTACATCCTCACCTAAATCTGTTGCATCATTGCGAATAGTTTGTGGATCAGATTCGCTGTAGGGTTGATCAAAAGTAATCATGGGGTGCGTCCTTGTGGTTGTTAGTTTGTGAACAGTTGCCCACAAGTGCGGGCAATAGGTACGGCAGGGATTCGATCCCATAGCGTCGCGCTACTGAGAGTGCCGCCCATTAGGTTGTGGGTTGGCGTCGTAGGGCTTGGCTGCAGGTGGCTGGCCTGCTGGTTTGTTTGCAACGGTCCGCACCGTCCGCCTGATGGTTTCACCTTCGAACCATCGCCGTCTGCCCGTATTCGGTTGTCGATGTGCTGCAGCTGGATGGCTGCATGAGTGCATCTTGTCGCCATGTGGGCAGGTTGTCAACCCCACTCATGAAACTTTATTTGGCTTCACTCAACTTCACAGTTGTGGCCTGGGGTAGGCGCCACAGATCGCATTCGATACAATTGTCAACATGAGACACAGCTGAGACGCAATAAGGCAGCTGCTATTGAGAACCCAGTGGCTGCAGGCGGTTTGGCCAGTATTGTGGACTAGACTACCAATCGAGTCACACGTTGCCCACCCCCACACGGGGCGTTTTGCGTCCCCGCTATAGCGGTATACCCTTAAGAAATTTCTGTCATTTTTTAAGGAGACACCACCAGCTCACTAGCAAACGATGTATCCGCCCTACCTTCCTCTTGACTACCACCATATGTTTTAATCTTTTCCTCCAACCATACACATAGTTCTTTAGTAGATTCCAAGAACTTAGCAGGACCAAGCCTATCTTTAACGTCTTTAACTGTAAGACACACTGTAGCTACATTCTTGTAGTACACCATGATCCAATTAGGGCCTTCTCTTACTTTATTGTAAGATACTTTGAAGTTCTGAGTATTCAGAGGATATTCATACACCATTGCTAACAGTAGTATAAGTAGAATAAGTAGTGACTAAATGATTCGACTCCGCTTCGCTCCGTGATGGCCTTTGCAGATTCATCGGGGCTCACTGGATTCACTGGATTCACCCGTTAAAGAGATAGAGGAAGATTAAGCAAGGACATGAGGGATGTCCTTCCCCAGGGACATCAGTAAAAAGGAAGAAGGAAATGATTGTCTCCTTCTTCCCCCAGGGTTTGAGTCCACCCTCTCTCCCCCTGTATACATGTGGGATTGCGTCTAAACCCAGTTGGGGACTGTGGTCTTGGTTAAGCCTCTAGCTTGGCGTCTTTGGTCAATATCAAAGCCAAGGACGAGGTGATTAGTAGCTGCTTCTGGGTTGTCTAGGAAGCCTTCTAGGAGGTCATTCCAGTCGTCTTTTTTACGTTGGTTAACGACTTCTTGGGCAGAGATACCCATAGCATCAGTGAAGTATTTAACACCTTGAGCTAGGGAGTCTAATCTGTCATCGTGTCTAATGGCAAACTTTTCACGACACATACGGCTCATCTGATAGAAGAGCATATAAAGGAGTCTTTTCTCTGGTGCTTCGTCTTTATTAGAGGCGTAATCCCATTCAACGACTGACTTATCAATGATAAGGCGGTGTTGATTCATGATTGGTTCTAAGGAATCAATGATACGTTCTTCCTTACGGATTGTTGCTCGTACTTCTTCTACGCCTATGTGTTGTTTAGTTTGTTGGAGGTGTTTTTTAAAGAGTTCAGCGACGATACCATCACCAAAGTTAGTCTCAATGACAAGTTTTGAGACACCATATTTCTTACAACCTCTAAGGATGTCTAACAAGGTATTGTCGGAGTAACCATCCCGATATGCACGGACTTCATGAACATATAGGAAGCCGTTCTTTTGACTTATGTAGGTGGCTGCTGTTTCGTCTGTGCCTCGACCTGACGGGTCAACGCTGCATATCGTTTCATCGTACGCACTCCATTCTCCCTGAAGCTGCATCGGGGAGTAGAAATAATCACCCGGTAAGCCAACTGTAGGGAGATCCTTGAGAACATTACGAGGGTCAGAGCACCACACAACAGAGTCCGGCGCTTGAGTCGGGTTAACAGAGGTAATGATGAGGTCTTGGAATTTAAGGGGGAACTTTTCTGCATCACTAAGGCTTGTATCTAGCATGAACTGGAGCATGAAGTTGCTCCGACCCATTGCTGCTTCCCGTTCAAGAAGTTCATCATGCCCAAAGCGATCAGGATCAGTTACATCCCAACCTTCTGCACCACTGTCTAGATCTTCTTGGAGTTGAGGGGCAATCAACCCTTCGTATGGGGAGAGTTTACGGGGGTAACGAGCTGGCCAAACAAAGGGACGATAGTTACGTTCAGCCAGTTTGCGGTAGACAGTAAAGGTAGTTTGGGGAGTACCGAGGTACATGATGCGAGAGTCAGCCTTTGGGGTCAGGATGGACTCTGCTTCAGTACATAGTTGAAGGAGTTTTTCTCTCATCATTTCTGTCATCGAGTTACCAGGAACTTCGATGTCATCAAGGATCATGAGGTCAGCACGAGAACCCGTTAACTGACCTGTAATACCGACAGACTTAACACTAGGAGCTTGGTGAGGGCTGCAATTAACATCAAACGAAATGCGACTCCAACGAGCATCATCAGATTTGGGTCTGAGGTGTGATAACCAAGGTGTTTCAATGATTAATTTCTGTAGGAAGATACTCATGTTGTCTGCCCGCTCTTTAGAGGCAGAGATAATCATGATTTTCTTTTCAGGGTTATTAAAAAGGGTCCAAAGGACAAAGGCTCCAGTAATCCAAGACTTACCTACCCCACGGAAGGCTTGGATTTGAAGACGTTTTGGACCGTATTGAAGGTAATCAGCGATTGAGTATTGAGCGCGAGTAGGAGAAGGGAGGTCTAACTGTGACCAAAGAGCTTGTAGGAAGATTTTGAAGTCTTGCTGTAACTGATCAAGCACGGAGAGGCCTCCAGGAGCCTCAGGAAGGCGCTTCTTGGACATTTAGAGTATGGATATACCTTAGTGGATAAATAGAGGCCTTCTAGGGGCTTCTAAACGGGGTGTGTCTTAATTAAGCTTTTTCCGTTTCTTCTTGTCGTACTCGTTCGACTTGTCAGTTACTTTGGAGGTATCCAATTCTTTATTTGAGAATTTGGGATTAACACCAAGGTCAGACTTTGTATCAAACTTTGATCCAATCTTTAGTGACTTACCTGCCTGTACAGCAGCTCGATGTTCTGCAAGGGTGTAGTAACGACCAACAGACAGTCCTTTAGTATCCCTTTCGTCACGGTAAGACTGTGCTTCTGCTTTTGGTTCAGGTTTAGGAGCAGCCTTAGGAGCAGGACTACGAACAACAGTGGTGCGTTGTTGTGCAGCGGGTACTACACCAGCAGGTTTCTTGTCGACAGGTTTATCAAATCTGACCTGTTGATCACCTGGGGTATACCGTCCACGTTGACCAGATTCAGCTGCTCGCTGACTGCGCTCTTGCTGAATAGCTCTTACAACACGTTTGACCCCCTCGTCAATCAGGCCTGAACCTAGCTGAGCGACTGCTGCCGTTACACCGGGGCGGTTAGCACGCAGTGCTAGTGCTCCACCAGGGCTACCAGCAGGAAGTCGAGGTTGAGTAGGTTTCGTGGCATTAGTCGATGTACTTGGGGTATTTTGTGTTTGTGTAGAGGAACTAGGTAGGCGTCTTGTTGGCCTGTTACCCTCGTCACTAACGTTTACTTGCTCGACACGGCTCGACGTAGCCTGTCCCCTAGGATTGCGAACCAGCCTACCGCCATTACCGCCTGATGTACCTCCACGAGGTGGCAAGTTATTACTTGATGCAGTTCGGACTTGCTGTTGCTGCCTTCTAAGTTGACGTTGACGGGTCAACATTGAAGGTTTTTTGGGTTTTGCCATTTTACTTAATATGAGATAAGATAAGTCCCTCTCTCAAGGGGTTATGACCGTATGTGGCTCTCATCCATGTGAGCCAGTTATTACTACCTTTGGCCTGATTACACTTCCAACAGCAAGGGACAAGATTACTTGTAAGGTCTTCACCACCAAAGCAGCGAGGACGTACGTGATCCAATGTAAGTTCATGTAATTCATAAATTTCTCCACAGTAAACGCATCGACAGTTGAAGTGTTCCTTAATGGCTCTTCGCCACATCCGCTTGGCTTCAGGGCTTGTCATCGTTATTAGATTTTGGAGGTAGTGATCAGGTGTAGGTAGCAATGGAGTCATCTGTATCGGTTGTTATTTCCGTGTCCGTTACGTGCGCGGTTTGTTGATGGACTCTCAATTTTGAGAGCACCATTACGAGAGTGAGAAAGATCTCCGCCCCCTTTCCCGTAGATGCCACGTTTCCGACGAGCTTTGTTTAGCTCAGACCGATACTTACTTTTGCCTGGTTTCTTGTTGTACTTACGCATGTAGCTGCGATGTTGATCAGCAGCTTCAGGGTTGTCTTTGTAGTATTCAGCTGTACTCTTTTCTGCCATACAGCCTCCGTTGAACAAGTTCTGGATCAACTTTTGGCATTATTGTTGCCAGTTTATCGAGAGGGTTACCTTCATATGCGACACCACTGATGTCGTTCTTGGCTAACCAATCACAGGCAGCTTTTAGATCAGCAGTAGATGCTTCCCCAGATTTGATTCGGCTAAGGAATTCTGATGTAACAAGATTATGTAACTCGTTAAACTGATCCTCAGTGGCCTTATTCTTAGCCATGTCTCAATACAATTTGATCTAGTTTGTTTTCGATGCGAATCATGTGATCCTCCATCTTTTGAAGAGCTGTTGATAACTCTTCACGTTGGACATATTTCTCTGCAACTCTTAATTCAATACGGTCAATACGTGAATCGACTTCGTTTATACGAGCTTGCATACGTGAATTTAGTGCTACAACAGCAGTGAAAAGAGCTATGGTTGCAGATACTGCAGCTTCAATCATTTTGCTCCATAAGCTTGATTAGCTTGGTTGCATAATCAGGATCTGTAGCGTATTTCTCTTTGACCAGAAGTTGAGCACATTCACTACGATTGACAGCTCGATTAATACCTTTGAATCCTTTGTAGTCCTTGTACCAACGATCTACAAGATATTGAATACAAGCACGTAGATCCGGGAAGTCAATAAATGAGGTGTTGATTGTGACCCATTGACCTTTGTGAAACTCTTTGGTAGTAGCTTGTGTGCCAGTACCTTTTAGGCCAAAGGCGTTGTTCTTACCAGAGAAGTGTTTACCGTAGCCACTTTCTAGTGCCCATTGAGCTGCCACAACCTCTGGGTACTTAGCACCACACTCTGCAGCAACTGCCTTGACGCTTTGCCAATCGTTTATTGATGCAGGTTTTGTCGGGTTTGCAGTGCTGGTTTTGTTGGATCTAAATGTCATGTACCAACCAGTGCCAGGAGCTTCTACCTCCCAACGTCTTAGCCAGTTTCTCCAGCTATATTTAACAGCTTCTCCACCACTTCCGATTCGTACGTAGCCGCCGTTGATATTATCCATCTCCCCGTAGGGATCATGGAAGATGCCATACTCTGCATCAGCTCCTACAAGAAGCATCCAGTGCCCACCTCCTCGGGGAGCACTGACTGGGCCTTTATGTAAGATACCAGTTGCTACTGGATAACCTGCTGATAGTTCAGCAAGTAATTTGTCCTTTGTGCCATTAGTAGCAAAGCCTGCTTTGACTCCATAATCATTACAGGCTTTGACTTGTGCAATAGAAGTGGTGGTGTCGCCGTATTTCAGTACCTTTTTTAGGTACGTATCATCGGCATTTACCCCAGACAATGCATCAGGTAGAAGATATTTGATGGCCATAGCGCATGTGCTTGAGAAACACATTCGATCACCATGACCGGTAGCACTATCTGTTTGGGGGTAATACTGCCGAACAGGCAACATTACCATTGTTGTTATTTGAGAGAGTCTTTGACTTGTCTAATTTTATCGTCTTCTTTGCGGACCAGCTTCAGGTATGAAACAACCGAAAGAACAACTTGAATAATACTATTCTCTTTTAGTTTGCTTGCTGCCAGAGCTTCTGAGCCAAGAAACAAGCCAAAAAAGGCAAGAGCCTCATAGGAGAGACT